AGACAGATTCACTATTAAAAGAGTTAATACCTGAAGATGGTTTTAATTTTGACGAAGGATTTAGTCAAGACAATTTAAATAAATTTAAAAATTTAAAAGCTAATCAATTAACTGATGGTAATTATGACCGTAGAATCGACACTATTCTTAGTGAGATGAATGGAGATAAAAATGACCTAAAAGCAGCAAAAGAGGAAGCACTAGAATTAGCTAAGAAAGGTTTATTAACTAAAGACAAACTAAACACCTTTCCTGTACTTGTTGCATCTGATGGTAATTTGCAGAATATTGCTAATACTATTGACGCTGGTAATGGTCAAGCTAAAGATAATATAAGTTTATTAGAAAAATTTATTAGTGCAGAAATAAGTATTGGTAAAGGCACGTTTGGTCAAATGCAAGTAGCTAGATGGGCAAAAGCAGAATATGCAAAGAAAGTAGAAGCATACACTGGTAAAGTAGATGACCCACATGGGTTAGCTTATCAAGATGTTTTGAATACATTAAACCAAGCCACAGAAGATAACCTTAAAGGTAAAGACCACTTTCTAAAAGAAGCTCCCGGAAAATGGAGAATAGAAACAAACTTTGGCGAAGATTTTGAAAAAGTAAAATCAAATAGTTTAGTAGATTTTGAAGATGTTAGAGAACAAATTAGAACTGTACCTAATGCTTTAAATACAACACCAATGTTTAAACCTACATATTTAGAAAGTTTTAATGAAACGTTTGGTAGTTCTGCTGGTACAATTCCAGCAAAAGCTCATACGATTGCTGAAATGCATAATGCTATGTATCCTGAAGATCAAGTAGATGCATTTGAAGTTATGCAAAGACAGCGTGAACTTGTAGGGTTAGAACGATTAACAGAGCCAGCATTTTTAAAAGACTACAGAGACTTAGATCCTGCTGAAATAAAAAAATACGAAAAATATAAAACACCTAATACCAACGTGCGTGTTAACGCAACTTCTGGTAAAGAAAATATAAATCTTATACCATTTGAACAAGGAGAAATGTTTAAAGAATTTGCAGAAAGCAATGGCACATCGTTTGCTGAATTTGCTGCTGCAATGGAAATCATGCCTAAACTAGATTTAGATTTTGGCGTAGAAGATCCTTTTGCTCAATTAAATGAATATGAGTTTCTTGAGTACAATAAAGCATTATTTAAATATAGTGGCGGTACTAACAAAGAAGCATTAGCCAACACAATAAGAAAAGACTTTAAGTAACATGAACGACGAAGTATTAAATGAGATAGAAAAAGTAGCTCCCATTATTACAGATGAAGCTAAAAAGCTATTTGCTGAACAAGATGCCGAACTAGGTATTCAACAGCCAACTGTAGACCAAGGTCAGGCACAACAAGCTACTACCGATCAATCTCAACAGGTTTCTACGGAAACAACACAGCAACAATCTACACCTGAACCAGAAGAAAAAGAAGAAGAAGAAGATACACGTACTCGTGTACAGAAAATGTTAGGTTATGATAAAAAATTAACAAACAAAGCTAAACGTGGAGAAAAAGTTACATTTTCAGACACATTTGCTAGTCAGTCAGGTAATGCATTAAACCCATTAAATTGGAGTAAGTATGCTTCTGCTGCTGGAGCTGGGTATGTAGATTTTTTAACAGACACTGTAAACCTTGTACCCGGGGTAAACTTACCTAAATTACCTACGTATGAAAGTGCTAGTTTACAAGGTGTAAGACAAATGGCTTCTATAATTATACCTTCACTTAGCCTATCTAGTTTTCTTAAAAAACAAGGTGCAAGTGCTCATGCAAAGGTTAAATGGGCACTAGGTGACAAACGACTTATGAAGTGGTTTGGTAGTGCTGGTATTGACGCTGCTGCTGGTGCAGTAGTAGACCAAGTTGTAGAGTTTAATGAATTTGAAGATAACGCTACTGGTGCGTTAAAAAAGATGTTTCCACAGACATACGGTTGGATTCCTGACGACATAGCAACACTCGACACTGATAGTCCTGATACTAAAAGAATGAAGAATAGAAACGAGGGCATAGGTCTTAGTTTTTTTGGTGATTTTTTCTTAGGAGCTACAAAAATAGCTAGAGCTATGAAAGGTGTGGATGATGCTACTAAATGGTTGCCAAAGAACGAGCAAGCTAAAGAGTTTGTAAAAAAAACTTGGAAGTATGCTAGTGGTGATGCAAACGAGGAAATAACTGTTAACAATGCTAAACGTGTACAAGAGTTTAATGAAATAGGTAAACGTAATATAAGATTAGCTACAGATGAAGCAGGAAATATTGACTTAGATCAACCATTAAAAGGTGTACATGATGTATATGATGACTACGAAACAGGATTTAGAACAACAGATCCCGGAGGTATAGTATCCGCATCAGTTGATGTTGTCCGTATTAACAAAAACATTGATAGTGTACATGGTAGTGTAGGTAGTGTATTTTCTGATTCTGCATTAAAAGATGGTCTTAATCTAGATGATGCTGGATTAGGGACTATGAAAGAATTATCTAAAGATTTAAAATTAGATATAGATTGGCAATCACCTAGTGGTAAAAAAATTACACATGCGGAAGTTGTTAAAAATGGTGAAGACCTAGCAGCATCTTTATATGATCTAGATGTCGATGAAATGAAACGTGTTATAGATAATTTTTCTGGTGTAGATATAGATACAGGAACTAGAGTGTTAAACTCTGAAGGTTATGTTGGTGTATTTAATGCTATTAAAAAGTATTTTGATGACTACATGAATATGGACCTAGCTCGTGCTCAAGCTTATGTAGGTAAGTCCATGGCTGACCAAGTAAAAGATATGGCAGAAGGTGCTAGACTAATGAATGGCACTGCTGCTGTGCAACAAGCACAAGAACAAGTTTTAGATCGTTTACAATATTTAATGAATATTAAAGGTCAAACATCTTACGCAAGAGGTAGGGCACTTAATATGGTTAACCTTTGGAACCGCATGAAAAAGATGGATTTCTCAAATCATGGTGGTAAGAAAAAGGTTATGGAAAATGCTATGTCTTACATCAAAGAAAATACTGAAGAAACATTAACTAATTTAAAAAATATAACAAAAGAATCTGCTGATACTATTGATACTATACGTGCAATAAATGCTGAGCGACCAGAAATGTTAAAACCATTAATGTTAGCTTATGAATTTACTGACGGTAAAGTAAATAACATATCTGAATTAAATACATATTTTAAAAATAAAACTGGCATAGTTAAAAAAATGTTTTTTGATGGAAAGCCAGAATATGAATCAGCATTTATGCAAGGTGTGTGGGGTAGTATCTACAACTCTACTCTTTCAGCTATTGGTACACCACTAAAAGCTGCTGCGTCTAACTTAGCTTTAATGATAGAAAGACCTGTTGCTACAATGGGTGGTGCATTAATGAGTGGAGATACAGATGTATTAAGAAGAGCTAGTTACATGTACTTTGGCGGTATAGGTGATACTATGCAAAAATCTATGGACCACATGAGACTTGTGTTTCGTAAAGCATGGACAGATCCTAATTCTGTAGGTTATGTAATGAGAGAAGATATTGCTATTAAAAATGAAGGTGAAATACAAGCTCTTAGAGCATTTGCAGAAGCACAAGAAAAGTCAGGTAACTTTGGTCCTTCAGGTATTGTTGATAGAATAGAATCTATGAATGATCTAGCTAACCATCCATGGTTACGTTTTAGTGCTAACTCTATGACAGCATTTGACGGTTTTACTAGAGCATTTATTGGTTCTATAGAAACAAGGGGTAAGGTATATGATGAATTAATAGCAAGAACTGGTAAGAAAAAACTAACAGCTAAAGGTATAGAAAGATTAAATAAAAAGTTATACAAAGAGATGTTTGATAATAATGGAATGATTACTGACAAAGGTGTAGAATTTGCATCTAAAGAAATAGCTATGAACTTAGACAGTCCTGCTGTTGATAGTTTTAACTCTATTATTAGAACATTTCCATTACTTAGACCTTTCTTCATGTTTCCGCGTACTGCAACAAACATGATTAAATTTACAGGTTCACATAATCCATTAAATTTATTTAGTAAAAGTTTAGACAACTATTCACAGCCATTTTCTAAGCAATCAATAACTAATGTTAGAACATTATTAGAACAAAGAGGTCTTACTGGTTTAGCTGACGACAAGTTAGAGATGGCATATGAAACAATACGTGCAGAATTAAAAGGCAGAAAAGCTATTGGTGCATTTGCTATAAGTGGTGCAGCATTAATGTTTACTTCTGACAGATTACATGGCAATGGTATTTACGATAAAACTAGACAACGTACTAGAAACCAACTTGGTTGGGCACCTAGAAGTTATAAAGGTTGGGATGGTAAATGGTATAGCTATGAAGGATTAGGAGCTATTAGTGATTGGATTGCAGTTACTGCTGACATTATGGATAACTTTGACGTACCGGGTTCTGATGGTACTTTAGACCCTAGCACTCCCGAACTTGGTATGCAAAAGATGATGTATGTGATAGGTGCTAACCTAACAAACAAAACATTCTTAGCTGGTATAGAACCATTATACGACGTACTACAAGGCAACCCAAGTGCAACAGCTCGTTGGGCTGCAAGTTTTGGTAACGGACTTGTTCCCGGTAGTGGACTTAGAAATGAACTATCTAGATTAATGAGTCCCGGAATAAAGGAAGTAGAAAACGAACTAACACAACTTGTAGCTAATAGAAACCCCGGTATGAAAGGAAACCTTCCTGCTGCATACGACTGGGTTGATGGTGGTAAAGTTAGAGAACCAGATAGTTTTTTTACAAGAGCATGGAATGCTTATGCACCTGTATTTAAAGTAAGAGATGGTTTGTCTCCAGAAAAACAATTTCTTATAGATGTAGAGTTTGATGGTAGACCACAACTACAAACTGATGGTAATGGTGTAAAACTAAGTGGACCACAAAGATCAGAAGTTACTAGATTAATGGGTGAAGATCAAATATTTAAAAAAGAAATTAGAAAAATTATGAACTCTGCGGCTGGTAAAAATTTTAGAGCTCAATATAAAGAAACTTCTAAAACTGGTGCAGTATTAGATAGAAAATTATTTAATAATGTACATGTACGATTACGTAAAGCACTATCAGATGCACAAGAATTTGCATTAGATCGAATCTCAGATCGTAGTAACGTTGATAAAAAGAAATTTTATAATGAAAAAATAAAAGACGCCACCCGACTTAATGATGTCGACGAAATTCGTAGACTTCAAAATTTAGCAAATCGTTTGTAAAACCAAATGGCAACAACTGAACAATTTTATACCGGAAATGGCTCCACCACTACTTTCGGTTACACATTCCCAATATTACAGAACTCCGATCTTAAGGTAGAACTTGACGGAGTTATAAAAACTGAAAACACAAGTGGTACTAACAACGACTACTCCATTTCTGGTACAAATGTTGTTTTAAATAGTGCACCCGCTAATAACGTAGATATTCATATTTATAGAGTAACAAATGTAGACTCAGCCAAAGCAGTATTTGCTGCTGGTTCGTCTATTAGAGCTGGAGATTTAAAT